TTCAAATACGGGGTTATGTTCTGTAAGGTGTGGTGCAACAACTTCACCATCAACATAAGATTTTTTAACTACGTCATCGACCCATGAATGAATGTCAGCAAAATTTTCTGTAAAAAATTCTGTTGCATTACCATTCGAATCTAAAAGATCTGTTAACGGACGACCAAACGTGTCGTAAAAAGAATTAGCAGCTCCAGTATAAGAATTCGCTAATTGTTCCGCTGTCTTCCCAATATGGGCAAGGCCCACAGATTCGCCACGTAACGTTGCGAGTGCTTGTGGAATTTCATCTGCAACTCCAGTAAATCGAACCGGAGCGTTCATATAATTAGGCGAGTTAATAATCATTTTGGCAAACCACTCATCACGTACAGCTTTGGGCATACCAAAAAATGCGCCCTGATCAACAAGTTCCTTAAACCGCATAATTCCATCTTCGCCCGTTAAAGACATAATCGGCACTCGCGGGACACGAGTAAGTAAAGATTTAACAAACATAGTTGGTACACGTGCCGGAGCAATTACGGCTTTATTGAATAAAGTCGCTTCTTGAGCGCCCATATCAATAATGCGATCAGCCGCAGATCCGATTGTCGAACCAACAGTACGTAAAACTTTTGTTCCATTATCCAGTGTGGGTAAACGAATTAGTTCGGAACGATTACGGAATACCGGAACATCAGCAACATCTGTCGCAAACAAACGCCAAGAATCGGGAATGGTCATACCGTGACCAAACCCATTAACGGCTAAACCAGAAAGTTTTCCTGATTGCAAACCAATTAAACCCTCACCAGATAAATGGGCATAAATATCTGATGCATCACGAATACCACCTAACCCTTTTGCACGTAAAGCTTCATCTAAAGGAACTAAAGTATTCATCCAAGCAACACCGCGTGGCACATCTTCACTGAATCGACGCCATGCTTCCGCTGCTGCATCTTCACTTAACGCTGAATGAGCTTCTTCAACTGCTTGCATAGCACGATCCATAAAGCGAAATTGACTTTGCATTGCCCGATTACGAAGATATGAAGCAACCGGACCAACTTCACGCAATCCAGCGTATTCATTAGCACGTGCAACGCCCCATGTCATTTGTTCAACATCGTTTGCTAATGAATTGAATTTTTCTACAAACCATTTTTGTCGTGCTTGTTCACCAAATGTTGTAGCTTCTTCCGCAAAATGAACTCCACCTTTGCCAATGGTGTCATTGATAATTGAACTTGTTTCGCGTAATGCACTACGAATTTTAGTGTAGTTATCAATTAGGAATTGAGTAGGTTTACCGGTATTGTCAAAAAATGGTTCAATGGATTCAACACCGTGTTCTGCAAAAATCTTTTTTGCCCATGCATTATCAGCATCGTTTAAAGCTGCATGAACGCCGCTCATATATTTGATGTTGTTTTCACCAAATACGACACCTGCTGCTTCGGTTGCGATGCCAGTTTTTGCTGCGTTGTAAACTGCATATGCATGAGAAATTGCTGGAATATCCATAACATCAATTCCGTATTGGATGACACGTGCAATTTTTACAAATTTTCCAGCAATAAGAAAAGGGTCCATTAGAATTACGTGCGCTGCATCTGTAACTCCTGAAACAAAATTGAATCCAGCAGAGTCTTCACCTAAATGAAGAGTGGTTGCAAAATCGCGACCAATAGAAATTTTTGAAGAGCTTTTAGTTAAATCACTTACAGTAGATTTAAATGTTTCATTTGATAAATAATTTGTAGAAATGTCTTGCGCTTGTTTGCCGTACTCTTCCGTATTGGGTTCAAGTCCTTTTACCTTGGTTAAGTATTCATCAAGAGTATGATTTTGTGCCATATATGCAGCAAGGTCATAACCTTCAGAATCTTTACCTCCAAGTTTTTCCTGTGCTGCTTTAAGATCAACTGGTTGCACATAACTTTGTCCGTTATCAACACGGTTCCAAGAAGATGCAATACTTAAATCATTTTCTTTTTTAGTTTTAGCAACAACAACAGCATCTTTAAATTGATTGTAAAGAGAATCAGAAATAGCAGTTCCATGATCTTGATACATATTTTCAGTGCGACTTTGAGCAGCAATGCTTTTAACACCGGGCAAATCTTTTCCACCAATACTCGAAATAAAATCAGCAGGCGTACCAACTAATTGACTTACTACCGGCATAGTATGGATAAAAGCAGAACGTCCAATATCTGAAGGACCAGACCCATAATATCTACGGGTACGAGGATTATCTTCTTCAAATTTCCATTTAAGATAATTCCATTCCGCCTCAGTAAGTTGCACACCATTATCTTCCATATGCTGACGCGCATCGTTAAGCATCAAATCAACACGTGCATCTTCATTCTGTCCAGCAGCATCCTGCATGGCTCGATAAGGACGAGAAATAACATCGTCCACAAAATTCATTGCACCTTCCGCAACAGCACCTAACGCTCCAGCAACAGCCGGACCAACTTTAGATTTATCCCATAACCATCCAATAGCATGGAACGGTGCTTGCCACATAGGATCTTCTTTATGAGCATTAACAGGAGGAACATATCCATTATCCAAAAACAACTGTTGCCGACCAGTAGACATAGCCGACCAAGTAGCAGCTTGTTCACTTTGATCTTTAAGTTTTAAATTATTAACAGATAACGTCATTGCTCCAAGACCAATCGCCTTAGAAGCATTATTCACAAGTTCTGCATCAGGAATAGAAGTAGACGCCAAAGACCACATTGTGTTTGCATCTAATTCAGGAGTTTCTTGTTGAAGCAACGCAAAACGTCGCTGAACATCAACAGATTGATCGTTAGAAGCCCCAGACGAACTTCCTGAACCTAATGTCCCAACTGCCATTAATATCCTTTACGTGCAGCATTAGCAGCAATAGCAATAAGTGCTGGATCATTTCCATGTGATTCAGCGATCATATTTAAAATATTAGCAACCGCAGATTTTGGTGCCAATGAAGGTGTCGGCATAATAGGATTATTCTGTTGCGAATATCGTGGAGGATCACTAAAAGCTGCACCAACAGGAGGAGTTGTATTCAAAGCTGCATTTAAAGCAATTTGTGAATCGGGTTGTTGAGTATCGACAGGTGCAGGAATAGATTGCATTGTTGCGGGAGCAGGAGGAGACGGCACATTATCGCCAGCAGGCGCTACAGAATTAGCTTGAACAACAGTATTAGGTAGCGGAATTGTTTTCATTGCCGCTTGTTGTTCAGAAGCAACCCCATAAGGTTGTCCGGGCGCAGTAGTTGTAATTGGTTGCGTTTTAGATTTCCTCGGCATCAATTACCTCCACTTCATTGACTTCGGCATTTGCGTAAAGTTCTGCATAAGCGATATCTGGTAATTCTCCATTATAGACTTTGTGCAATGCTTCCATAATTTCATCGCCATGGATGAACCACCAACCTAAATCATTGTTCATTGTTGAGGAGCTTTCTGTGACAGCGCCGCAAGCAACGCACCCATATCAGGTTTACCACCGCCTTCGCCAGCAGGAGGACCAGCGGGAGCAGATTCCATAGATTGTCCTTGCGCCATAGCTGCTGCCATCTCGGGAGACATCGCAGGAGGAATAGGCGGTTGACCACTTAACCCGGGCATTTGTTGCGGTGCAGCAAACTGACCTTGCTCGGGAGGAGGTGCCATTTTTGCTTGTTCCGCTTTCATTTCAGCATCTGCTTTAAGAATTGCTTGAACAAGATCCGGTTCTTTACGACGATGTTTTTCAATACGGGCTAAATGGGTAACTGGGATTGCACCTTGCGCTGCTTGATTTGCGAGTCCTTGCAGTAATGCTTCCTCAATAGTTTCTTCTTCAACGCGAGCAGATTCTGCATCCGGATCATCGATATATGGATGTCGTGATCGCAAAGTATGCAAACTAATTGCTTTCATGCCAAGCAACTGTCCTAATTGGATAGTTGTTCCCTGAACATCTGAACCCGGAATTGTATAAGCCACAACATTATCGGTGGTTTCAATGTGGACAGAAGGAGTAAAATCAACTGTGCCTTTATCTCCCGGCCATCCTGAAAACATCGTATATTTTTTATCTGGCCAATAAGTTTTGTATTGTTCAAAAATCACGGTGTTAACGTGTTCAAGCGCAACTTCCATAATTTCTTGCATTTCTTGAATACGCGGATCAACAGCAGTTCCCATCATTGAATCCATACCACGACCCGTGCGCAATGAACCGTAAGTTTCACCACCTGCTTGTGGAACTAATCCAGTACCAATACGCACGTTTCGTTCAAGACGATCAATCATTTGTTGCGTATACGGATCAGGATTACCTGCTAACTCGCCAATATTTTTTGCATCAAGAATAATATTCATTTCACCGGTCCGCCCATCTTTCCATTGTCCACCTACAAGTTGAGGCGTTTTAATGGAATCACCGATGATGAACCGATCCCTGAAAATAGATTTTTCACCAGCAGCAATAGCTAACGCTTGGAGTTGAGCCATAAGATCAACTTGCCCAGTCAAATTAGCAATTTGTGAAATAATTTTGTCAAGGGTTACACGTGCCGGAGTATAGACAGGACAAACACCAGTTGGATTAGGCCAACGTTTGAGTTCCATCGAATGAACAACAGTACCCGTGGAACCTAATGTGCGAGTCTCCCAGTTACGTGGACCAAGAATACCAATCACAGTAACTTCATCATCAACCCATTCGACCACATCCCACATTTCGGTACCAGTATGCGAAACTTGTTTTACCCAGTCCCGAGTCTCAGGATAATGTTCACGCAACCAACCAGAAGATTTGGGATAAATAAACGCACAGTTTTTAGGTGGCGTAAGATCTTCAGCAGCTTTAGGTTCCGGGTATGAAGTTAACGGATCACGTAATTCCAAACGGGGATAGCCGCAATCAAAATCAGGAACCACAATAAAAGAAGCAGTAGAATAACCAGCAAGATGTCGCATCGCACGCCGAAGATGCAATTTGGTTTTTGAATTATGATGAGTAGCGCCAAGGATTTTACGACGAATTGCACCATACTCACGGGATCGAACCCCAACTTCTTTTGTAGAATCAATAGCGGGCGAATTCATGTAAGGCATAACGCTTGCAGCGCGCATACCAAGAAAGTCAATAGCTTCTGCAATAAGGGCCGGAGTGGTGGGTGGAAGCACTTCTGCATCAACTTCAGATACATAAGGAAGAACCCAATCAGCGTTGTATCGTCGTCGCACCTCAATCATTTTGCCAAGAAGCGCACCATTGTTCATTTGCCGATTTCGGCAAATCATAACAATCTGATCCCATGTAATCATGAATACACTCCAATCGGAACGATTAATCCCGTATGCGTTGGGCGATACGGCATACCAGCAAAATCAAACTGATCAGGACTGAAATGTTCTGATCCTCTTCGTTCCCTCCAAAGAATCCATCCAAACCATAATGCCATTAATCTGTCTTGTCGTAAACGTGCGCCCTTAATATGAGGTCGCCAACGTTTTAGTTGATCGATTGTTTCGTTCATGATGTGTCTTGTATACACATCATCTGCATATGGCAATTCAACTAAACCTAAACGGCAATCTCGCGCCATTGATGCAATGCCAATTTCTTCATCGTATTTGTTATCTCCAGTTAAATGAGATCGAATAGCAAATCCAAATCGGTCTTGCATGGCAAGAAGTTGTCGGTCAGAGGAAAGTCCTTTCTGAAACGCATTGGCTTCGATAACAACATCGGTCACTGGAATATTGTCGCCCAGTAATCGAAGAATCATTTCTTCAACACGTGCAAATACTTGTTCATATGAGGTCAACTTTTGATCCTCATAAAGATCAACAAGTTTAAGTTTACCATCATGAAAGCAAAGACCTTCAACAACATTAAAACCACCAAGAGCGGGATCAAGAGTCACAACTCCCACACCCCCCGGCGCGTTATCTTTAATCTGTCGAACAGGATTACACATCATTGCAATGTGTTCGTCAGTAAAAGTACGATCACCAGCAACGAGTGGATTCTGCATATAGTTTCGTGCCCACGCCGCTTCACCCACCTTCATACGTGTGCGATCCAACATTTCCATTGTATAACCGGCACCAGTTTCATCGTCATAAGGCCACAACGGTTCATGTTCATTTGTCAATTCATTGAACACAACAGCAGGTAATTTGATAACACGCATAACGTCTACACCAAACTCATCTATCAAAACTTCATAAAAATCTTGCTCACCTACACGAGTACCATTGATAGTTGTACGTCCACGTTCACCCGGACGAGACAACCAATCCTGACGAAACACCTGCACAATCTTATTAGTCTGATTGTAGTTCTTTAAAGACGTAACATCGTCTACATGAAGATGGTCTGTACGTGTACCAGCAATAGCACTGCCAATACCAAGACCAACCATAGAATAATCGCGTTCGTCAAATGAACCTTTTTTGTACACAGAGAAATAGTCTGCTTGCCAAGCCTGTGCAACTTTTTGTGCAGGTTGTGGTTCAAATGGCCCCCATTTAGTTACATACTCGCGGTATGGACCACCCGGCGACATACGAGATTTAACACGTGCAAGGATCTTTCGTGACATAGGTTGCCCTTCGGAAGCAACTGTGAAACGAAACGAAGGATCAATAGCTAATTTATACGAAGCATAATCCTCGAACAATGTGGTTTTCCCATGTTCAGGAGGCCATAGAATCATCGTGATATTACCCGGAGGGGTATGTTCGTATGCATGAATAGCTTTGATATGGAACCACGGAGAACTCATACCAAAATACTTTTTACGAAAAGCAGCAAACCCCTCTGACCAACCATCAGCAGCAGGTTTGTTCTCTGTATCTAAACGTAACTCATCAACACGATGCGCAAAATCTGGATACCGTTCACGCCAACGCGAATAAGTATTACGCGCAACACCCGCAGCAGCACACGCAACATCAATATTACGTTCTGCTTCAAACGATTCCATAAACGCCTGACGACGTTTAATCGAAGACTTGCTTCGGGATTCGTTCTGTTTCGCAAAAACTATAGGATCTGCCATGTAAGCACAAATGCTAACACGGAGTTAGTTATCCGGAAACCCTAATAGAACCCTCAAACGTACCGGACACAAGTTCAAAATAGACACCATTTACCGCACGAATACCACCAGTTTGATCCTCAACATTGTACTGAATGTTAAAAGAATTAGAAGCAGGCACAGTAACAGTCTCCAGTAACACACCACTGGCAGCAGTAGTATTATCCCAAACACGAATAACACCAGAAACCGCAGAAGTATTACGAACCGTCACACCATAATAAGTTGCCGGTGAATCATGAATAACCTGCGACCCAGCAGAAATATCCAACGAAACGATTGCTGAACGACTAGCCACAACAAATCTCCTCATGTAAAGCACTATAGGTGTTTAAACGAAATACATTCCACAATGATCACGGGTAACTTCCGTAGGGCGCTGAAAACCTTTAACACCACGAACAACCGGAACCGCATCATTGTCAACAAACAACCGCAACGTCACACCATCATTATTATTTTCAGAAATCACAAGACCAAGAACAACATCAGCAATACACAAAGTCCCAACCGGAATCTTTTGACTTTCCATCCGTTGAATAGTGTCACGATCTAAAACAAAAGAAACAAAATCGCCAAATTTTACCGAACGATTCGACGGTGCCACAACAGTCTCAACTGAAACATCACCCTCAACAATTGATACAACAGACGCAGCAGCAGCACGCAGAGCTGCCATTTCCTCATCAGACGCCTCAGTCAACACCGGCTCCTCAAGCACAACACCAACCGGAGGTTGCGCCTCAACCGGCTCATCAACTTCAACAATCTTCTTAGGAGGCATCAATAACTACCCATCGGCGGCGAAGGCATAGAACCCATACCACCACCCATACCACCCATACCGCCACCCATCGGAGGCATCGGAGGACGAGCAGCAACTTTCTTAATAGGCTTCTTAGCAGCAACTTTCTTAGCAGCACTTTTTTTAACAGCAGACTTTTTAGTCACAGACTTTTTAGCCGCACTTTTCTTTACAGGCTTCTTAGCAGCCATCAGCACCAACCTTTCATAGCTGCCGACACAGACGGCGCATTAGGCGCCGGATTCTTGGCAGACGGATGAAGAGTACCACGTTGCCACCCACCCTGCACACGACCACCACCCGTAGGCGAAGAATTAATATTCATCTGCGCAACCGGCCCATCATTAATCCCTTTGCCCTTCACAAAAGAATCAGAACGCGACGGCGCACCCTTAGCCGCAAACTCATAACTATCCGGAACACCAACCTGACTAGGACGACTCTTCACGACTCCCCTTTCATAGCATCAGAAACCTTACCAGTACGACCAGTCTTACCAGCCTTCGGATGAGGATTCTCCGGATACACAAGAGCAGGCCCAACACGCCCACCACCAGTAGGTTTCGAATTAACATTCAGAGGCGAAGTAACCGGCCCCGGATTAATACCCTTCCCAGAATTATTCATACACAAAGAATAACACACAACACACAAAAAACCTACACACCAAAAGAAGGAGCCTGCCCCTCACACACAAAGAGGCAGGCTCAACTCCCAACACGCACACACAAGCGCAACAAAACAATACCACAACCAACACACAACCTGCTACCATAGAACCATACACACATAGCAACACCTCACCGGAGAGAGGCATACGTCCGGCATTGGCCAGCGACCAATGGTTCGCCCGTCAGAGGGGCTTCCATCATCACGCCCAGCTAAGTGGTGAATGTGTGAACCTACTACAACAGGTCGGGAGGACCCGGGGGAAATCTGTTAAAGACACACAACACCAACCCCAACACACCAACAACAACCACCCTGTTGTCACCGCATACCCAAACAAGCAATCACTCATAGAAGAACGGTGGGTATGCTGGCACATCCCCCCCCAAAAAACCCACAACCACCCCTCAACCCAAACAAATCACCCCACACACACACCAAACCCACACACACCACGGACCTGATTGGTGCTAGCGCGGGGTGTGCTGGGCTTTCGTTGTGCTGGGAGTTGTTGTGTTGGGTTCAGTCTGTTGTGGGTGTTCGCGGGGGGGATGGGTTGTGGTGTTGGTGTGCGGTTGCGGTTGTTGGCGCGGCTGCGAGCAAACGACGCTCGCGTTGAGCCGCGTTCCCCAGCGTTGCTGGGGACTGGACATTGCGCTGTCCAGACCCGCATTTGGCCGCCCCAAACGACGCTGTATTTATCAAACCCCTTTCGCGTCGCAGGCGGGGCGGCCACCGTGCCGGTTGTGTCCCCTCAACTTGGTCTAACATCTCCGCTGATCATCTCAGTCTGGATGCGACGGTAAGGCTGTCGGATCCAGTCTGTGATGATCTGATTCGCGGATCTGTAAGCCAAGTTGGGGAGATGTGGTCACTATTTAAGCAGCAGCAGTGTCGTCACGATCCGAAACCTGTTTGGCTCGCTCCTCGCCGCGGTTGTGTCGTCGATTGTTTGGTTGCGGTGTTTGCGAGGCTGTGAAGACGGCGAGGACCATGAGCCAAACAGGTTCCTACCTCCGCCTCTAGCTCACGGCGGGTCGAGTTCGCCAAGAACGGAGAGGTAACCGCCCGAACCCTGAGGGTTCTGACGGAACTCTCCGTAACTGGGCTGAACTCACCCAAACGCAAACGCCAGATCCGTGCGGGAAATCTACAAACTCGGTTCCCGAGAAACTTTCTGCACGTGCCAGTAAGGAACGATGAGACTGTTCCTAACTGGCTGCGGCAGAAACTTTCCCACCCGAGCCTGTAGTCTCCCGACATCGGATCGCGACGTTTGTCCGAGAACACTCTAAGTTCTCGGCCCGTCAAACCCTTTGGTGTGGGACGCTAAGGGACGATGAGACTGTCCCAAAGCGTCCCATCGACAAAGCTGTTTGCCTGTCCGCTCACTAAGAGGTTTCGGAATCGTTTGACAGCTTCGCCGCAAGGCTCGCTGTCGCCGGGCGGGTGTGCGCCCCGTGTGAGGTCACGGTTGAGTGTCGGATTGTAGAGGCGGAGGTACTCGGGGATCGCGGCGACCCTGCCGCAGCTACGAGAGAAAGGCATCAGGATGAACTTCATCAAGAATCTTCGGACGCTGTTGAGATTGGATCCGATCATGTTGGGTCTGTTGGTGGAAGCAGTTGAGGAGCAGGAAGCGTCACGTTCGGATGTTTGCGGCGGCGCTCGGTTCTTCCCCTGTGATTCACCGTTCTGTGATCACTGCAATCCGGTGCATCACTGTCGCGACTGTTCGGATCTGTTCTGTCGCGAGTGCTAGAGTCGGTGTTGACTTCGAGCGCATCCGGGATTCGTTCCGGGTGCGTTCGGGGATCCACATGGATCAGCACATCACACATACTGAAAGGAATCACATGGTCACGAGATGGTTGGAGATGCAGGAGCGTTGGGCGGCAGATCAGGGGCAGCGTCACTCTGATCTTGTGTCGTTGATTCTTGACCCGAACTGGGATGACTGGGCGGCGATTGATCGTCGCGGGTCACGGTTGTATCTGGGTCGTAAGGCGAAGCGTAATAGCTGAGTCGATTTCGAGGGCATCCGGCTTCGGTCGGGTGCCTTCGGGGGCGCACTCAGCGTCGATGTACCATTCCACTTCATAGAAAGCAGACACACATGAGTAACAATCGTTCCGACCTTCTGTCCCTCGGTGAGTACCTCGCACAGTACACTTACGCGGATTCCTCGCCGGACAAGCAGCGCGGCTACAACAAGATGGTCAGCAAGTTCCAGATCGACAAGCAGCTGGCCTCGTCGTGGTGTTCGCTGGGTGCGGAGTCGCCGCAGTCGCTGGTCGGCATCTTCCTCGCGGACAACCCGGTCGGCTCGCAGGTGATCTCGCTCTGGCGGGAGCGTGGCGAACGAATGTTCGTGGCGGACGGGATGCCGCTCTGCATGAACGAGAACGGCCAGATCATCCTCTCCGCTGATGGGGTGACGGCATCCCTCGTCGGTCTGTGGGAGGTCGCGCGTCTCACCCCCGACGCTCAGTCGGTGGTGTCGAAGATGTCGAAGTCGCCCACGGCGGATGGCGGGTTCTACCAGTACAGCACAATCGGGTTCCTCGTGATGGCAGACTACGAGGAGCTGGAGAACCACTACCGTGACATCCGCAACGGCGTGGCGCTTCTGGAGGCACGCGACCTGTTCGGTTTCGGTCGTCCGGCGAACGATCCGACCCCGCTCGGTGGCGAGGACGATCCGGACACGGAGGAACTGTTCGGCGTCTGACGCCGAGTCGGTTGCATGGGGGCGGGGCCGCGAGGCCCTGCCCCCTGTAGTTCGGGCCGGTCGGCTCGGTTCGGTGAGGGCGTTGCCCCCACACTCACCAAACCGATCCCGGTGCGACTAGCGTCGGTGGCCGTTCGAATGGAGTAAGGCACCATAAGGTTGTGTGTTTGGTTTGTTCTTTTGGTCTATTTTTTGGAGGTTGTTTTGTTTGATTTGTCGTTTGGTAATTCTTCTTTGTATGTGGATTTTCCGACTGTGTTGGTGTTGTGTTTGTGTGTTGTGTGTGTGGTGTTTATTCGTTACGGTAAGAAAGGTTGATTGTTGTGCCTCTTGTGATTGATTTGAGTAAGTGGGAGCCGTATGACATGAATGAGATTGATGATGAAAAGTACAATGCGTTGAAATTGCAGTTTGAGCAGTTGGTATATATGATTCCTGCTGATGTGTTGCGTAATTGGCAGGTTGATTTGTATGCGAAAATGCGTGGTGAGGCTTCAAGGTTGTATACGAATGTTGATGATCATATGAAACGTTCGTAAGGTTGTTGTCGTCTGAGCGACGTTAAATAGGCTTTTGGCTCAGAGCGTCCCCGGTTGTTTCGGGGGGTAGCGTTGGATGATCGCTGACGAGCGTGAGTCCTGAACGTGACTGGTGTTTGTCATCACCGCTAGTTGCTAGCTCATTAGAGTGGTGGAACTGAGCTTGATTGATCGTCAGGTTTGGGGGAAGGTCGGCAAGTTGATCGCTTGCTGGCCTTTCTTTTTTGCCCCTATAGCTCAGTTGGTAGAGCATCGGACTTTTAATCCGCTGGTCGCAGGTTCGATCCCTGCTGGGGGTACTTGTGTGTTGTGTGAA